TTACTCCAGATGATATCAAAAAAAATCTGAGAGATTGCAATTATAGAGAGGCCTATAAACATGCTGAAAAAAAACATGCTGTCTATAATCAACTTCGAAGAATAAAAAAGAATTGTAAAGTAGCAATTCACACAGGCGCAGATATTAAAGACGTTGTTGCGACATTGAGTAATGAAATGAAAAAAGCGCAAATTGATCTTGATGTGCCGAGTTCATTATTAGGATTGCCAAGTCCTAAATAGTGCGACAATTTGGCATTTGATCTTTATGGGGCATCTGATAAGATTGCCCCATAACGAAAGGAATAAAATGAAAATAGATAAAAAAAAATGGGACAGATATCACGCTTCAAGAAAAACTTTAATTCAAAGTTTGAGAGCGCATATAAAATCTTGTGCTGATGTAAATGTATATCACCCAGAATTTAATCAATCTGATTCACACAGTTTAACAAATGAAGCAATGGGAGTTTCAGAAATGAATCAGCTAGCAATTAAACTTAAAAGAGATGGTGATTAACTGCGACAATTTGGCCATTGATATTTATAAGGCAACTGATAAGGTTGCCTTATAACGAAAGGAAAAATATGAAAATAGGAACGAAAATAATAGTTGGTTGGAAAATGAAAAAGTATGACAATCAATTTAGAACTAGACAAGGCATAATTGACGAGGCGTCAAAATTTTTCACAGCAAAAAATGGAGACGAGTGTTTAACTTTTTTGACTGATGAAGGACACAGAACTGCTGTCAATTATACAATAACAGTTATAAAGAAGGGAGTTTAATATGGTTGATCAAACTGATACTGCTATTGTTGAAGTACAACAAAAAAACAAAGCAAAAGAGTTTGAAATGAAAAAAGAACTCCGTGAAAAAATAAAAAGTTTCGCAGATACAGGAAGCCTGCCACAACTAACCGAGATATTTTGCGAAATAGAAAGGTTGAGACTTATGAAAAAATAGATTTCATGTTCCTATCGTGAAAAGCCACGCGTCAATAAGACAAATTGACGCGTGGTTTCATTGTGTCATTTTATCCCTGCGACAATTTGCGCATGCGTCATATTGTCGCAGGGGGGCCTTCGGCCCCCCTGCTTGTTTCCCGATACTTTACTTTATTTTTTTTTTTATTTTATATCCGTTATTTTTTGATTAGTGCTATATCCATTTAATTCCATATTAGAATGAATTGGAGTTATTACTTTATTAGATTTAAGGAATGGCATTCTATTTCTTAAATACTCACTCGCTTTTTCTAACGCTTCTTTTTTATCTTCAGCTTCTACAATTTCAGAGAAGCCTTGCGCTTTTATTTCAAAGTTAACTAGATACTTCATTTTTCCTCCGTGTTTATTAATTAATAATTAATACACATAAACATTTAAAATTATATAAGACAGAATGTCGCAGGCGCCGGCTCGCGCCGGCACACAATAGAGGTACCAAACCAGTTTGGAAATTTGAACTTTTTAAATAAATCAATATACTAAACAAAAAAAGGGGTCCCTATATATACCCTTATATACTAAGATTTATATACTCGTAGACCCAAAATACTTTTTGGTACCATATGGAACTAGACATAGAAAAATTAAAAAAATTTGAAAAACTTCCTGCAGATGTAAAAAGAGAACTTGCTCTATACATGGCTAAATGGAAAGAGAAGAAAAAGGAGTCTCAAATCAGAAATGATTTTATGGCTTTTGTAAAACACGTTTGGCCTGATTTTGTAGAGGGGTCCCATCATAAGGAGGTAGCAAAAAAATTTAATGATATTGCAAATGGAAAAATAAAACGTGTCATAATTAATATGGCACCTAGACATACTAAATCAGAATTTGCATCATACTTATTACCTGCATGGATGGTAGGTAGAAATCCTAAATTAAAAATTATTCAATCAACTAACACAACTGAATTATCTGTAAGGTTCGGACGTAAAGCAAAACAACTTATGGATTCACCTGAGTACAAAGAAGTATTTCAAACAAGACTCAAAGAAGACTCACAAGCTGCAGGTAAATGGGAAACACAACAAGGTGGTGAATATTATGCTGCTGGTGTTGGATCCGCAATTACAGGAAGAGGTGCCGATCTTTTAATTATTGATGACCCACATACTGAACAAGATGCAATGAATGCACAAGCTCTTGAAAGAACTTACGAGTGGTATACATCAGGCCCGCGTCAACGTCTACAACCTGGTGGAACAATTGTAATTGTAATGACAAGATGGAATGAAAAAGATTTAGCAGGTCGTTTAATCAAAGCACAAAAAGAACCTAAAGCAGATCAATGGGAAGTAATTGAGTTTCCTGCAATCCTACCATCAGGTAAACCTTTATGGCCGGAATATTGGAGCCTGAAAGATTTAGAAGGAGTAAAAGCATCTATACCACTTTCAAAATGGAATGCACAGTACATGCAAAATCCAACTGGAGAAGAAGGTGCACTTATAAAAAGAGATTGGTGGAAAAACTGGGAAGGTGATTTACCAGCATTGCAACATGTCATTCAATCTTACGATACAGCTTTCATGAAAAAAGAAACTGCCGATTATTCTGCAATCACAACTTGGGGAGTCTTTCATCCAAACGAAGACTCTGGACCCTGTCTCCTGTTGCTGGATTCATTGAAAGGTAGATACGAGTTTCCAGAACTTCGTCGTATCGCATTAGATCAGTACGGCTACTGGAATCCGGAAACAGTGATTGTTGAGTCTAAAGCATCTGGACTACCCCTTACTTATGAACTTAGAAAAATGGGTATACCTGTAATTAATTTTACACCATCTAAAGGTAATGATAAACACACTCGTGTTAATTCTGTTTCACCATTATTTGAGTCTGGTAAAATATACGCACCTACAGATATGGAGTTCGCTCAAGAAGTAATAGAGGAATGTGCAGCATTTCCATATGGAGATCATGACGATTTAGTGGATTCTATGACCCAAGCGGTCATGAGATTTAGACAGGGTGGACTTATTCAACACCCAGAGGATTATCAAGACGAACCTTTACAACATAAACAAAAGGTGTATTATTAGGATATGGCAATCGAAAAAGAAAACTACGCAGATGTTATTGACGCTTACAATAGTGGTGTAGGTGTTCTAGAAGGTGAGTCTTTAACAGATTATATAAACAGAAATAATATTAAAATTAAAGAAATTGACATGGATGATATGGATGATGAGTCCGGCATCAGGAGTTTAGATAGAGGGGCACCTTCAATTAAAATGGCTTCTGAAACTCCAGAAGAAGAATTTGAAATGATGATGGACATGGAGTTGAAACAAGAATTTGACGAATTTCAAAAAAATAACCCGGGAAAAACATTTGATGATTTTCTAGATATTAAAGTAATTCAAATGTCTGAAGGCCCAGATGATATAGAAACTATTTTAAAACTAATGGAAGACAATAATATGTCTTTTGAAGAAGCTTCTAATTATTTAAGAATAGAGAAATCTAGAAAAAATAAACCTAGGGAGCCGGAAAAACCAAAAACAATAAAAGCTGCAGGAGGCGGACTTGCATATCTAATGGGTATGTAATGACAAAAAGGCTTACAAGAACTGTCCCACCAAAATCAGGTCCCACGCCTCAAGGGTTGAATTTGAAATATAATACTGTTAAAGTGGTAAAATTGGAGAAACAAAATGGCAGATATAGACAAGGCTCTTCCAAACGAGCCTAGAAAAAAAATTACACTTCCTGGAGAAGAAGAAATTCAAGAAACATTAGTTGAAGAAGTTCAAGCAGAACAGCAATCACCTGAAGAAGTAGAAGTACAAGAAAACGAAGACGGATCAGTTGATATCAATTTAGATCCGGCAGCTGCAACACCTGAAGGAGGTGATGAGCATTATTCTAACTTAGCAGAATTTTTACCTGATGACGCATTAGGAAGATTAGCTTCTGATTTAAATTCTAAGTACATGGATTATTCTATGTCTAGAAAAGATTGGGAGAAAACTTATACAAACGGTTTAGATTTATTAGGATTCAAATATGATAATAGATCAGAACCATTTCAAGGAGCTTCTGGTTCTACACATCCTGTGTTAGCAGAAGCTGTTACACAATTTCAAGCTTTAGCTTATAAAGAATTACTTCCGGCTGATGGACCCGTAAGAACACAAATTTTAGGAATACAAACTCCAGAAAAAGTTCAACAGTCAGATAGAGTAAAAGATTTTATGAATTATCAGATTATGGATCAAATGAAAGAATATGAACCAGAGTTTGATCAAATGTTATTTAACTTACCTTTAGCAGGATCGGCTTTTAAAAAAGTCTACTATGATGAAATGGAAGGCAGAGCCGTTTCAAAATTTGTACCTGCAGATGATTTGATTGTTCCGTATACGGCTACCTCATTAGACGATGCGGAAGCAATCATTCATAGAGTAAAAATGTCAGAAAACGATTTAAGAAAACAACAAGTAAGTGGTTTCTATAGAGACATAGATTTAGCAAAACCTGAAGACAAAGAAACTGATGTTGAGAAAAAAGAAAGAGAACTTGAAGGAGTTACAAAATCTAAAAATGAAAATGTATTTACTTTATTAGAATGTCACATTGATTTAGACTTAGAAGGTTTTGAACAATTAGACGAAGCAGGTGAACCTTCAGGAATAAAAATTCCATACATTGTAACTTTAGAAGAAGGGTCAAGAGAAATATTATCTATTAGAAGAAATTACGAAATTGGGGATCCGAAGAAAAATAAAATACAATACTTTGTCCATTTTAAATTTCTGCCTGGACTAGGTTTTTATGGCTTCGGTCTTATCCATATGATTGGCGGTTTATCAAGAACAGCTACTCAAGCGTTACGTCAATTACTAGATGCGGGTACGCTCTCCAACTTACCCGCCGGATTTAAAATGCGTGGAATCAGAATTAGAGATGACGCGCAATCAATACAACCAGGTGAGTTTAGAGATGTAGATGCACCAGGTGGTAACTTAAGAGACTCATTCATGATGTTACCATTTAAAGAACCATCGCAAACATTATTAAGTTTGATGGGTATTGTTGTTCAAGCTGGACAAAGATTTGCATCTATTGCTGACTTACAAGTTGGTGATGGCAATCAACAAGCTGCAGTTGGAACTACAGTTGCTTTACTTGAAAGAGGAAGCAGAACAATGTCAGCTATACACAAAAGAATTTACTCTGCTCTTAAAAATGAATTTAGATTATTAGCAAGAGTATTCAAGTTATATCTACCACAGGAATATCCATATGATGTAGTTGGGGGTCAAAGAATGATTAAACAATCTGACTTTGATGATAGAGTAGATATATTGCCAGTTGCTGACCCTAACATTTTTTCTCAAACACAGCGTATTTCAATGGCGCAAACAGAACTCCAACTGGCAACTTCAAATCCACAGATGCATAACATGTATCAAGCGTATAGAAATATGTATGAAGCATTAGGTGTAAAAAATGTTGACTCATTATTAATAAAACCAATGCAACCAATGCCAAAAGATCCGGCGTTAGAACATATTGATGCTTTAGCTGGTAAACCGTTCCAAGCTTTTCCAGGTCAAGACCATAGAGCTCACATTACAGCTCATTTAAATTTTATGGCAACTAATATTGCAAGAAATAATCCGATAGTTATGGCAAGTTTAGAGAAAAATATTTTTGAACACATAAGTTTAATGGCACAAGAGCAAGTAGAATTAGAATTTATGCAAGAATTACCACAGTTACAGCAAATGCAAATGATGGCTCAACAAAATCCACAGATGCAACAACAAGCTTTACAGCTTCAACAAAGAATTGAAGCAAGAAAAGCACAATTAATTGCTGAAATGATGGAAGAATTTATGAACGAAGAGAAGAAAATCACTTCACAATTCGATAATGACCCAATTGCTAAGTTAAGATCAAGAGAATTAGACCTTAGAGCGATGGAAAATGATAGAAAAGAGCGTGAAGGTAGGGAAAGAATTGATCTTGATAAGATGAGAGCAATGATGAATCAACAAAATCAAGACGAAAAACTTGAACAGAACGAAGAATTAGCACAATTAAGAGCTGATACATCAATTCAGAAGACAATTTTAGGAAAAACACTTCCAAACGCTGATCAAATGATTCCAAACATTGACATTATGCGAAAAGGAAATTAATTTAACCAACATAAGGAGAAAAAAATGGAAAAATTAGACAATATCCAAGAAGTAAAAGTTGGTGAGCAAGAAAAAGAAGTAGATCCTAGATCAAAAACTTCTGCAGACAAAGCTTACAACTATATTGGCACTGGTGGACCCGAAGAAGAGGTTCAAGGTCAGGGTGCTGTTCTTGCTGAGAAGAAAAGAAGATCTAAAGCTTACTAATTATGTGGTTATCTGCAATAAAATTAGCCGTATCTGCTGGCTCTAAAATTTATGCTAACAAACAAAAGGCAAAAATGGCGATGTCAGAGGCACAATTATTGCATGCTGAAAAGCAAGCTCGTGGTGAAGAGCAATATCAAGGTAAATTATTAGAAGCTAGACAATCGGACTGGAAAGACGAGGCGGTACTCATTATCTTGTCTACGCCCGTAGCTGTGCTCGCTTGGGCAGTCGTATCAGACGATCCAACTGCTATGGATAAAGTAAAATTATTTTTTGAAATGTTCTCGCAGCTGCCGTCATGGTTTACAAATTTGTGGATCCTTGTAGTGGCGTCAATATATGGTATAAAGGGTACGCAAATATTTCGTAACGGAGGAAAAAAGTAATGTCTAATAGAAGATACAACACACAAACCAGAAAAAATTTTTTAAAAGGTGGTCAAGCTAAACTTGATGTAGATGGAGATGGTAAAATCACTGCTAAAGATTTTAAAAAATTAAGATCTAAGAAAAAAACTAAAAAACAAAAACCATCTATGATGATGGCAGCAATTAAAGGAAAAAAATAAATGGCAAAACTATGTGCTAGAGGAAAAGCGGCAGCGAAGCGAAAGTTCAAGGTCTATCCTTCGGCATATGCAAACATGTACGCATCAGCTGTTTGCAGTGGTAAAGTTACACCAGGTGGAAAAAAGAAAAATAGAAAAAAAGCTGCGGATGGCGGTGCTATGAGAGCAGGTTTAGCTAGAAGGAAAAGATGTGCGTAGTTATTATTCAGAAGGTGGCTTAAGAAAATGGGTATCCGAGAAATGGGTAGACATAGGAGCACCGAAAAAGGACGGGAAGTATCAACCATGCGGGAGATCGAAGGGCAGCAAAAGGAAGTATCCAAAATGCGTCCCACTTGCAAAAGCCACACGGATGACAAAAGGGCAAAAGGCGAGTGCTGTCAGACGAAAAAGAGCTGCAGGTAACACCGGGCCTAAACCTAAAAACGTAAAAACATTTGCATAATGGTAAAAGGATTAAAAAAAGTAGCTAAAGGTTTAGAGAAAGCATCTAAGACACATGCTAAACAAGCTAAGATAGTTAAGAAGCATATTAAGAAAATGGGTAGACATGCGAAGAAGAGATAAACAACCACCTAAAACTAAAAAATATTTTAGATCAACAAAGTCTGGTGCAGGTATGACTAAGGCTGGTGTTGCAAGATATAGAAGAGAAAATCCAGGTTCGAAATTAAAAACAGCGGTCACTGGCAAAGTCAAACCAGGATCAAAAGCTGCTAACAGACGTAAATCATACTGTGCAAGAAGTGCAGGACAAATGAAAAAGTTTCCGAAAGCAGCAGCAGATCCTAATTCTAGACTACGTCAAGCTAGAAGAAGATGGAAATGCTAG